TGATCCAGATGCGTTAAATGAATTTTACAGACAGTTCCCAAGAACTGAATCTCATGCTTTTAGAGATGAGAGTAAACAATCTCTTTTTAATTTAACTAAAATATATCAGCAAATTGACTATAATGACTCTTTAATTATGGGACAAAATATAACTCAAGGATCTTTTTCTTGGGAGAATGGTATCTTAGATAGTAGGGTAATTTGGAGTCCTGATAAAAGAGGAAGATTTTTTGTATCTTGGTTACCTGAAAGGTCATTACAAAATAATGTAAAAATAAAAAATGGAAGAAAATATCCAGGTAATGAACATGTAGGTTCGTTTGGATGTGATTCATATGATATTTCAGGAGTTGTAGTTGGGAAAGGATCTAATGGTTCTTTACATGGGCAGACCAAATTCAATATGGATAACGCTCCAAGTAATGAGTTTTTTTTAGAATACATAGCTCGGCCTCAAACAGCTGAAATATTTTTTGAAGAAATATTAATGGCTTGTGTGTTTTATGGGATGCCAATATTATGTGAAAATAATAAACCTCGTTTATTGTATCATTTAAAAAATAGAGGTTATAGAGGTTTTAGTATTAATAGACCTGATAAAACATTTAATAAATTATCAAAGACAGAAAAAGAATTAGGTGGGATTCCAAATTCAAGTGAAGATGTAAAACAATCACACGCTTCTGCAATAGAATCATACATAGAAAAACATGTTGGTTTAGATTTAATGGAAAATTATAGAGATAGTGATGAAATGGGTATAATGTATTTTCAAAGAACTTTAGAAGATTGGGCAAAATTTGATATTAATAATCGAACAAAGTTTGATGCGTCAATTAGTTCTGGGTTAGCTATAATGGCGAACCAAAAACACTTGTATACCCCAGCTAAAGAAAAATCGAAAATAAGCATTAACTTTGCAAGATATAATAATAAGAATTCAGTTAGTCAATTACTTAAATAATGAAAGACGTAAAAATACAAGTAAATGCATCTGCATTTCCAGACCAATTTGCTTCGGACTCCGTTAAAGACACAATGGAATTTGGACTTCAAGTTGGACAAGCAATACAATACGAGTGGTTTAGGAGAGACAGTGGATCTTGTAGGTTTTATTCTCAATCAGGTGATTTTCATCGTTTAAGATTATATGCTCGCGGAGAACAATCGGTTGGTAAATATAAAAATGAATTAGCTATTGATGGTGATTTAAGTTATTTAAATTTAGATTGGACACCAGTTCCTATTATTCCAAAATTTGTTGACATTGTAGTTAATGGAATGAATGATAGGCTTTTTAAAATAAAAGCAGTTGCGCAAGACGCATTGTCGGCTGAAAAACGAAACCAATATCAAGAAATGATAGAGGGTGATATGTTGGCAAAACCTTTACTACAACAAATTGAATCTGATTTTGGTGTTAATGTATTTCAAACTAAAGAAGACGATTTACCAGAAACAGATGCAGAGTTAGAGCTTTTCATGCAAATGAATTATAAACCCTCTATAGAGATTGCAACTGAAGAAGCTATAGATACATTATTTCAAGCAAGCCATTATAATGACACCAGAAAACGTGTAGATTATGATATTACTTGTTTAGGTATTGGTATGGCAAAACACATGTTTTTACCAGGCGAGGGTGTTCGAGTTGAATATGTAGATCCAGCAAATGTGGTTTATAGTTATACTGAAGATCCTTACTTTAAAGATACTTTCTATTGGGGCGAAATTAAAACAGTTCCTATTGGAGAATTACTTAAAATAGATCCTTCTTTGACAAACGAAGATTTATCTGAAATTTCTAAATACAGCCAGTCTTGGTATGACTACTATAATTCTGCACAATTTTATGAGAACAGTATGTTTCATAGGGATACTGCTACATTAATGTATTTTAATTACAAGACCACGCATACTTTTGTTTATAAAAAGAAAAGCATGGCAGATGGTAGTTTTAAAACTGTTCAAAAAGACGATCAATTTAATCCACCTCAAGAAATGATGGATGAAGGTGGCTTTGAAAAAATCACTAAAACTATTGATGTATGGTATGATGGTGTTATGGTAATGGGAACTAATATTATGCTTCAATGGAAACTTGGAGAAAATATGGTTAGACCAAAATCAGCAAGTCAATATGCTATGCCTAACTATGTTGCTTGTGCGCCAAAAATGTACAAAGGGCAATTAGAGTCTTTAGTAAAAAGAATGATACCTTTTGCTGATTTAATTCAAATTAGTCATCTAAAAATACAACAAGTAGTCTCAAGAGTAGTTCCAGATGGTGTGTTTATTGATGCTGATGGTTTAAATGAAGTAGACTTAGGAACTGGTAACGCATACAATCCTGAAGATGCACTACGTTTGTATTTTCAAACAGGTAGTGTTATTGGTAGAAGCTACACGCAAGATGGTGAATATAATAATGCAAGAGTTCCGATTACTCAGTTAACTGCAAATAGTGGTGCAAGTAAAATGCAAATGCTTATTGGTAACTACAATCATTATTTAGATATGATAAGGTCTGTAACAGGTTTAAATGAAGCTCGTGATGGATCAAGTCCTGATCCAAATTCATTAGTTGGTGTCCAGAAATTAGCAGCATTAAACTCTAATGTAGCTACAAGACATATTTTAAACGCAAGTTTATATATTACAAGAACTTTAGCAGAATGTTTATCTATTAGAACCGCAGATGTTTTAGAATTTGCAGATTTTAAAGATGAGTTTGCAATGCAAATTGGTAAATATAATTTAAGTATAATTGAAGATATTAAAAATTTATATCTGTATGATTTTGGAGTCTTTATAGAGCTTATGCCAGATGAAGAACAAAAGGCTATGTTAGAACAAAACATTCAGATGGCTTTATCAAAATCAGATATTAATCTTGAAGATGCTATTGATATTAGAGAACTATCTAATTTGAAAATGGCAAATCAGTTGCTTAAAGTTAAGCGTAAAGCTAAACAAGCAATGGAGCAACAAATGCAATCACAACAACAACAAATGCAAGCTCAAATGCAAATGCAAGCGCAACAAGCTGCTGCACAAATGGCTATGCAAACAAATCAAGCTGAAACTCAATCTAAGATTGCTGTTAAAGAAGCAGAGATTGCTTTTGATATTCAAAAATTACAAAGAGAAGCTGAATTAAAACAACAGTTAATGCAGGTAGAATTTGAAATGCAGATGCAATTAAAAGGTATTGATTCTCAAAACTTACAGACAAGAGAAGATGAAAGAGAAAATGCAAAGAATGATAGAATTAGTCAGCAGTCAACGCAAACCTCTAAAATGATTGAACAGAAAAAAAGAGATTTGCCAGCTATAAATTTTGAGTCTAATGAAGATAGTTTAGATGGGTTTGATTTAGCAGAATTTAACCCAAGATAAATAGTCTAAAATTATAATTAAATTAGTATTAACTTTGTTAAAAATAGAATCAAATGGAATTTAAAGTAAAAGCAGTCGATGGGAATGTCGAAGAAAAATCAAGAGCGCAAGTTGAAGAGACGTTGTTAAAAGAACATCAAGAACAATTTGAAGAAAAAGTAATTGAAGATAAATCTATTGATAAAGTAGATTTAAGTAATAAACAAAATTCAACTACCGAAGAAACATCGGTTGATGAAACTAAGAGTGAAAAAACATCTATACCAGAATTAAATGATGATGATGTTCTTTCATATATAAAGAAAAGATACAATAAAGATATCAATTCTGTTGATGAATTATTTGCGGAAAAAGAGGCAAATCCTGATTTACCAGAAGATGTATCTGCGTATTTAAAGTACAAGCAGGAAACTGGTCGTGGAATTAATGACTTTTATAATTTACAAAAAGACATTGATGATATGGACGATAATGCTGTACTTGCTAATTATTATGAGTCAACTGAAGAAGGTTTAGACTCAGATGATATCGAAGACATTATAGAAGATAAGTTTTCATATGACGAAGACTTAGATGATGAAAAAGATATTAGAAAAATAAAATTAGCTAAAAAAAGAGAACTTTCTAAGGCAAAAAAGTTTCTTAATGATGAGAAAGATAAATATAAAATTCCTCTTGAGTCAAGTGGGGGTGGGTTATCAGAAGATCAAAAAGAAGACATTGATGCTTATAAAAAGTATGTAGAGGAATCAAAGACTATTACAGAGGGGAACAAAAAAAAGTATGATTATTTCTTAGATAAAACCGAGTCGGTTTTTAACAATGAGTTCAAAGGTTTTGAATTTTCAATTGGTGAAAAAAACATTTCTTTTAAACCAGGTGATGCACAAGAACTTAAAAATGTTCAATCTGACGTTAACAATTTCGTTAACAAATTTATGGACAATGATGGTTTAATTACAGATCCTGTAGGTTATCATAGAGCTTTATCGGTAGCGATGAATCCTGATAAGTTTGCCAAACACTTTTACGAACAAGGGGTTGCTGCAACTGTAGATAATGTTTCGAGAAAATCAAAAAACATTAATATGGATGTTAGACAACAATCT